TATGTTTCGTTTGCAACTTGAGGATGCAGAAATTAAAACTGATATTATGACATCTTTGCGAAGTCTCATTAGCAGTGAAAATGAAAATATAAAATTGCGAGCAACATTGGAACTCGGTACTGTGTTGTACAAAAAACGTTTTAAAGTTACAAGCAATGAGCCTGTTGCACCAAGCGATAGACCAACAAAAATAACATTGGTTGGTGCTTAGCATGGAACAGACTGTTGAAATTGTTGCAAAAGTAAAAGAAAAATTAGTAGACAATTGTGATAAGCGACATCGTTTAATTGTTGGTGGTCGTGGTAAAGGTGCATCATGGTCTATTGCTCGTGTACTTTTACTTGAGGGAATGCTTGATCCCTTATTCATACCATGCGTAAGGGAAGTGCAAAAAACCATAAAGCATTCAGTAAAGAAGTTATTGGAAGACACGATCAAGTTATTTGGCTGGGAGTGGTTTTACACTATCCAGGAACAAGAGATAAAGGGGATGAATGGAACCCTCTTTGCTTTCTTCGGTTTGCATGATTACAATGCCGACAATATCAAGTCTCTGGAGGGAGCAGATATTTGTTGGGTGGCAGAATCACAGACAATAAGCAGACGGTCAATAAATATTTTATTATGTGCTGAACGACGATCCTCATGCTGAAGTGCTTTATTTAAATTGGAGCGACAACAAATGGATTACGAAAGCATTGCTTCAAGAGAAGGAATCGGACTACCTTAGAAACGAAGAGGAAGCAAGGCACATTTGGGAAGGTGAAATAAGGTCAACTGGTGATACTTTTGTATGTCCGAGTACATTGGTTGATACAGCAATGCGAAATACTATTGATGAACTAGAAGGTGAGATTGTAATTGGTGCTGATATAGCTCACCAGGGCGGAGACGAGATTGTTTATTACAAGCGTGTTGGCAATAAAGTTATTGACCGATTCGCAAAGTCTATTATGGACACGAAAGAAATACTATCAACACTAAAAGCATTTATGGTTGATAAAAGCACAAAATTAAATATTGATAATGGTTCACTTGGTATGGCCATTGCTGATTTAATGGAAGATGATGGTTATATTGTGAATCGTGTAAACTTTGGTGGTAAGCCAGTAGACACTGCACATTATGAAAATATTGCAACAGAAATGTATTTTCAGTTAAGGGACAAATTGCCTTTTATTGATATGCTAAAAGATGAAGAATTAAGGAACCAGTTAGTACAACGAAAGTATAGTTATATAAATGGTAGTCGTGGTTATGAAGTAGTTAGAATTGAAAGCAAAAAAGATTATGCAGAACATGCTAACGGAATAAACAAATCGCCAGATCGTGCTGATGCTATGGTATTATGTTTTTACGACCTTACAGACTATGGTGGTTTTGGTGAAACATTCGATGACAATTATAGTATTTACTAAGGATTGACTATGGGCTTATTTACAAGAAAAACCAAAACTATAGATATTCACGCAACCGAAGGTGGTAACAGAAAGGTAGAAATAGATAGCTTAGTTTATGGTCGTGCAATAAATGCTTCAATACCAGGAATGTTTAATGCATATAGTACTTATGAAGCACAGGTGCTAGCAACCTACGAAAAATATAATGCGTTCACCGACTTTGGCTCTCAGCAAACAAGAGCTATAATTGATGTTAGAGCAGCCTTTATCTCTGGTGAAGGTATTTCAGTATCTTGTAAGAATGAACAAACAGCGAAATGGATTGAGGACTTTATTGATAAGCAAAAACTGAATGGTAGTTTATTGCTTAATTCAGTTAAAGCTGCTGAAATGGCAGGTCAAGTATTATTTGCATTGGACTATGTAGCACCAACAGATACTGAAACTGAATATATAAAAGTACGCAGACTAAAGTATAGCAATGCAAGTCCTTTCAAAGTTGTATACGACGATAAACTATTTGCAGATACCATAGCTGATGTGCTAATAAAACGTGATGGACGATGGGTGCCACTTGGTATAGATAATTATATTTATGTGCGAACTGGTGGTGATGATTCTAATCTTTACTTGCCGACAACCAGGGTTGGTGCAGTACTTACTGACATTGACAATTACGACAGGGCTTTAAAAGACATACGGCGTAACAACTTTGTATTTGCAAGGGTAACACCAACTTTTGAAGTTGCTAGTGAAGCTGAAGCTAAAAACCTTAAAGCATGGTTGCAGAAAATACAATGGAAAGTAGGTACAGCTTTTATTGGAAAAGCAAAGTTTAGTTATCAGAGTCCTGGTACATCTGCATATCAAAACTTAGAGTCAGAGTTAACAGCTACAATAAAGACTATAAGCTCAACAACTGGTGTGCCAGTACATTGGCTCGGATTTGTTGATCTTATGAGCAATAGAGCAACAGCAACTTCATTGTATGAAATGGTAAAAAACGCAACTATTTCAGAACGCACAGTATGGCAAGAAGCTATATATGATTTAATTATTAAAGCACAAGAAATGTATATTGACAACGGTGGTACTGGTTTAACACTTGACAAAGACTTTGAAGTTAAATTGCCACTTATCAATTATGGTGATTTTGTTGAAAGGGTAAATGGCCTCAGTAAAGCGTATGCTGACGAAGCAATTTCAATGGATGATTACAGAAACCAGTTACCTGGTATTGACCCATTGAAAACAACAAAAGCTGTTGAAAAGGAACGAGAAGCGCAAGAACAAAACTTAGTTAAAATGGGCTTGAGCTTTAACAATAAAGACACAGAGGAGAATGAAGATGCCGCAGACGATGCCACAGACAACGAGTAAAGACGTTGAGAAAAAAGAAAAAACTGTGTTTACAGTAAAGGACTTTCTTGAAAGCAAGAATGGTGAGAAACACGCTGTGAGGGCTGAAAATAAGAAAAAAGGAAAATAGCATGTACAAGAAACTGCTTAAAGTTGCGAGAGCTGATGGTAAACGCGTAGAGGCAATAGTACAACCTTTGCCAGATAATTTTGTGAGCATACGTTTACCTTACATGGAAGAAGTGTATATTGATAAACCTGAGTTTGCAATGGACGGTAAAATATTTATAACTGTGAGCAAGATGGATTATCAGGATACTATTGCAACACTCACTAGTTATCTTGAAAACCTGTTTTTAAAGGAACTTGTAAATGAAGATGTACATACAAGCATTAGAACTGGAAATGACGCCAGAGGAACTGAAAGCAAAAGTACCACAAGAGAAGCTGGCATCACTGAAAGGGAAGGGAGTACTTCAAGCATACACAGTAGCTCACGTGGGACAGAGCAAACCAAAAGTACTCGGCGAAGGAGTAAAGCCAATACAATGGACGAAAGCAGCAGTCCAGAGGTTAGCTCAGAAAATTAAGAATGGTACCAAGTTTTTTGTTGGTCATGGCAAAGACAATTCGCATGATGGTCGCAAAGAAGTTGGTGAAGTTCTTGCATCTTTCACAAAGGAAGTATCAGGGCGTCTTTCAGATGTTGTTATAGGACACTTTCCTGATACTGAAAGTGTAAAAGAAATGGATGTTTGTTCTATTGAAGCTAATGTTGATATAGACGAAGCAAGTTATTATGTTGACGATGTTAATGAAGTATCGGCAATTGCCTTGGGAGCAAGTGCAGTTGATAGTCCAGCGTTTCCTGGTGCATTAAGATTAGCATCAGTGCAATGCTTCGAGGAACCGGAACCAGAGAACCCGGAGAGGGAAACAAAGATGGAAGTTACATTCAGGGACGTGCAAGACTTTATTAAGGAACGCAACGTTTTTCCACATCAGCTTTACAATGCTGACGATCTGAAAAATGACAGAGAGTTCAATCAGCTTTTTGCTGTGAATGATGAGTTAAAAAGCAAAAACGAAAAACTTGCTAAAGAGCTCGAGGAAACAAAAAAGCTCAGTGTTGAGGCAGAAGCTAAAATGAAGTTAGCTTCAGCAAAAGACCGGTTTGAATCGTTTGTGCCAAAAGACTTGACCGCAAAACAGAAAGCATTTATTCTGAATCGTTTTAAACCGGAAGCAATTGCTGATTTAAACGATGATGAAGTCAAAGAGTATATAGAAAATGAGAAAAAAGACTTTGCTGAAACTGCGAAACTATTTGGTGTTACCGATAGTTCGCAATCCGAAACACGTGCTGACGGTAGTACTACTGAAGGCGCTGGCGATGGCGGAGAGTCAACACCTGAGGAAGAGGCATTGAAATTAGTAGGAGTGGGGTGAGAACATGGCATTTAAGTTACTCAGTAAAGAGTACAAATCCATTGAAGTTGTTATGCTGGAACAGTTATCGTAGAGGCAGAGATTGTTGAAGTAGTCAAGACTGCAAGTCAGACTTGGGCTGCAGGTGTAGCATTGTATGTTATTCCTGGTAGTGGTGCGGTAACAACTACTGCATCAAGCAATGACCTTATCGGATATGCTCATGAAGCCGCAGCAAACGCGGATACCGTGGGATATATAACTATGGTTGCTTTAGCAGCGTTTATGAAGCTGTAAAGGAGGGGTAAACCATATGGCTAAAATTGATCTTGAACGTGTATTCGATCTTGTTGTACACATGCGAGAGAATCCTGGCACAGACTATATGTTTGATGCCAAAAAGAACATTAACCTGAAGCCTATGCAGCAGGGAGTAGTTCTTCGCAAGTCCATACAGAGTTTCATGCAGAGCTCTGGCATGATGAATAATAACAAAGTTATTCAGGCTTTTTCATCTTCTGCAGACCTTCCTCAGTTGACCAAGGATATGTTTGATGTTACGCAGGCCGTGCCTGAGTACGACACGCTTTGGCAGCAGTCATATAAAGGTGTTCAGCTGAAAAAAGGTCAGTTGTCATGGGAAGTTGCTGACGTTGCCGATGGCTTGACTTTCAGTCTTGTACCCGAGGGTGGCAAAGCAAAAATCTTTGGCATCTCCGGAAACAAAACAACCGTTGGCATTGAGAAATATGGTGCTGGTCTTGGGGTAACCTGGGAGATGGTTGAAGGCCGCAAGTTATATCAGTTTGTTGACCAGATGAATGCTGTAAAAGCAAGACTCAATGATCTTTGGGCTAACATTCATTATGGTCTGCTTGCAACTGCAGGTGCATCAAACACAATTTCTTACGGCTCTGGAACAACCACTCTTGAAAAGGACATCAATACCATAAATACCGGTTATACCACTATTAGTGGTGACGTGAAAGACAAAGGTTATGGTGATGTTGCAAATGCTGGTATGGTGCTTTATTTCGCACCAACACTGAAAGCAAGAATCATGCAGGCACTTCGTGCTACAAACGCTGATATTGTGAAAGGTGGAACAAACGGTGCTGGTCGTGTAGAGTTCAATGTAATTCCTGCGACAACTTGGAATAGCTCAATACCGGCAAACAAAGCACTCATGGTGCTTCCTGGAAACAAAATCCAGAACAGCATTTACATGCAGGAGCTTGGTTTGAGTGAACGCGACATTTTGACTCTCAGTGATGTCAAAACTTATTGGTCTGCTTTCGGTGCAATTGTTGCTGATGGTAAGCAGGTCGCTGAGCTTTCGTTCAGTTAAGGGGTAACGGATGGCATTATTAGTCGGTACTAATTCGTGGGTAACAATTTCTGAAGCCAACGATTATTTGCAACATAATATTGATGCTGAAGAGTGGTTTGATTTAGTGGCAGAAGGTGCTAAAGGTGCTCAGTCAAGGGAGAACTTGTTAGTCACTGCATACAATGAAATACAAGCATCACCAATAATCAGTATTGACGCAAATAGTACCGATGTTAATGTCAAGCATGCCCAGGTTGAAATGGCATTGTTTTTGCTAAACAATTATGATACCATAAAATCTGGTCGTGCTGCTATCGCTTCTGGCCTCAGCGCATTCACATATTCTGAACGCTCTGAGTCTTACAACGTGAGGGATGGTGGAGGTGCATCATCCCTCCCATCCAATGTTATTGGTTATTTAAACACATACATTCAGACTAACACAACAGTGGAGTTGCAGACATAATGAGTTTTGAAACTGACTTTAACAAAAAGTTTAAACCTCTTTTAAAAAAGTTGAATGCTAAGGAAGCAAAGCTTCGTACATTAGTATTGAACTCGTTAAAAAGTGGTTCAACGTCTGTTGCTTATTGGAATAAGCTGAGACAAGAAGTCAGTGCTATATACAGCGAAATGAACGTTATGTTTGCTGCTTGGTCAAAGGACGAAATACCAATACGTTATAGAAAAAGCTTAAAACAAATTAACTCAGCAATATTAGCAAGAGCTACAATTACAAATACACCAGTAAAAACTATTTCAGAAATGCTAGCATCAAAAGGAAGTCAAACATTAGCAACTATGCTGTACATGGAAGCTAATGACACTTTTGTTTCAGCATTAAATGCTGGACGTTCCAATATAATAAGATTCACAAGAGTAACACAGCAAGCTATATTAGCAGAGTCTGAAATAAACTTAGCAATTATGCAAGGTCTAGCTGAAGGTGGGAATCTCGGTAAGGCTGCAAGAATATTGACTGGTGAGTTTTGGCAGAAAGCTTTTGATAGTGTTGAAAACGAGCGTTTTGTTCAAGCTGGACGATACAGATATAAACCTAGTTACTATGCTAAAATGGTAGCAAGAACAAAGTTTCATGAAGCACAGTCTGTAGCAGCAATGACACAAGCTAAAAACTACGGTACTGATCTTGTGCAAGTATCAAGCCATAACACAAAGACTGCAATATGCATACCTTTTGAAGGCAAAATATATTCTATCTCTGGTAATAACAAAATGTTTCCTCCATTATTTGACACACCACCTTATCATCCTAACTGTTTGCATCTGTTGTATCCAACGTTTGTATCTGGTATGGAAGCACAAGGTACACTTGAAAGTTTTTCTGATTTTAGCAAAGGTAAAATTGATGCACCACCTATACCAAAAAGCTTTATACCAATTTCTGAAAGGGCGGTTGTTTGATGTTGTTTACAGATAAAATAATAATAAAGACAGCAGCAATAAACAACACTTTCAATAGCTTAGACTATGGTGCTGCAAAAACAATAAAAGCATATATTGAAAATAATTCTAAGATACAGTACAATGCTAATGGACAAGCATACACACCTTCATTTTTAATATTTTTACCTGCTAATACAGTGATTGCAATGCAAGATGTTATAGAAATAGTAAAGATACACGGTGCTGATCCAATGGGCGATGAAGTTGGTGACAAGCAAATAAAACAAGTTAAACGTGTTGGTGGTTCTAGCATATCACACTTGGAGGTGTATGTATGAACCCAGGGTTTGTTATACGTAGTATGGACTTTAGCAAATTGAAACGATTGCAAAGAAAATCGCCAGCACTATTTGAAAAAGCAATGGAAAAAGCTGGTATTCAGTTTATGAACTGGGCAAATAATGGAAGTGCTAAAGAGTCAAGAAAGCCACCTATTCGTTGGGGTGTATTACGAGGTTCAGCATCAACATTTGTTGGTAATAAACTTGTTGCTGTAACAACTGATGGTAATGATGGTACACCAGCAACATCATATAATGGTAGTCCATTAACTATAACTTGGGCATGGAATACAAACTATGCAGCCAAGATGCACGAACATAAAGGTAATTGGGGTCCAGCTACAACAAGAGACGGTGACGCTGGTAATAAATGGTTGGAGAAACATTTGAAAGCTGACAAACAAGCTTTAACTGACATGATAGCAAAAGAGTTTGAAAAGTCATTGGGTAGTGGTGCAGTATGATATATAATTTAGTGCAGTATTTATTAACTAACCTCTCAAGTCTAAACTTTGTTGTTGATGGTGCAACAAGTCAGTCACCAGATGATTTAGTTGTTGTTTCTGATAGTGGTGGAACAGTTGATAATTATACTGGTCGCAAAGATATGAGTGTGCAGTTTATATCCAGAAGCAAAAATCATTTTATAGCACGACAACAAGCCATAACAGTTTTTGAATTGATAAATAATGTTTTTGGTTTAGTGCTACCAGAAATAATTGTAAGTGGAGTGACATATCCTGAAGTTAAAACTTATAGAATAGTGTCAATACAAGCACCAGGATACTTAGGAACAAGTGACGATTTTTATGAGATGTATTCGTTCAATGTAACTATAACATTGAATTATTCGTAGGAGGATAAAATGAGTGTAGGCGGTGCATTAGCAACGGGCAATTCAAAACTATTTGAAGGTCCATTGGGTGTGGTCCAGGTCGGATATAAAGGGTATAATCTTGGCAAGACAACTGCCGATACAAACCTTACTCCCGATCAGGATATTAAGGACATTATATTTCAGCAAGACGGTACAAAACCTTCGGACAATGTACGAACTGGAATTGAGTTCCTTATGACGGTAACATTCGGTGAAATAAACACCGGTTTGTTAGTAGCTATGATGAGAACAATTGGTAGAAGCATTTACCAGTCAATGCGAGATACTGAAGCTGGTGTTTTAAAAGTTGCTTCTGTTGATGCAAACGGTGTTGCTTCTGATAGTGACGATGATATATTGTTTTTCTATGAAGCTATTCCAATTGTTGAAGGTGATTTGATTAACTGGGGTGCAGATACGCAGCGAAACTTTCCTGTAAACTTTAAAATCAAGTATCACGTTTTTTCTACCGGTGAATCATCAACAAAAGTTGGTGCCTTTGGTTATTGGGGCGATCCAACTGTTGAGGATGTGCCTCCTGTTGTATGGCCGGATGTTGAAGCACCTGTTTTACTTTCTGCTGAAGCAACTGATGCTACAACGATTGAAGCAACGTTTGATGAAAACATTGCATTGCAGGGTGGATCATTTCCTGCTGGTTCTGTTGTTGCAAATATTGATGGTGTACTGGTTCTCGCAACTTCAGCATCAGTATCGTTAAAGGTTATGACGCTAACCTTTCCTGCATCAACATTTACTTCTGGCGACATTATTACACTCACAATAACGTCTGCTTGTGTTGAGGACACAGAGTCAACAGCAAACATGTATGACGGTGTTTCTGATTTCACTGTAACAAATTCGCTGTAAGATTGGGGCACTTAACAGCGAGTCTCCTTGGGAGGCTAGTGGCCGTATTTCACTAGTCTCCCCTTTATCCCAAATATTTTTAGTTGGAGAAACTAATGAAGTTTCAAGCAAAGAAAATTGACGTTGACCTTGAGCTTACCACTTTGAGTGGTGAAGAAGTATTGCTGACACCTAACAAGGTAATGAGCACTGAAAGCACATACGAAATTATGAAAGCATGGACAAAAATGGAAGCTGACACAGAAGAAGGTGTTGAAAAAATAATTCTTCTGTCGAAAGAACTTGCATTTATATATCCAAAAGATGCGAAATGGTTTAGGGACAACTTTGATTTTGCCACTCTTGGTTCAATCTTAGAATATGTGGCAAAGACTATAGGCAATATCCAAAAAAAAGACATGAGCTAGAACTAATACTAATTTTAAAAGCTTTGGGTATTGGTCCTGGCTCAGCAATAAAAGTTATTGACAGATATGGTGAACAAGAAACTGGTTGGTTTATAGAGGAGCTTAAAAAACAAAACAGGGAAGAAGTAATAATAAATGATTTGCGTATGGTGAATAATAAAGTTGTAGCCAACAGTATTGGAACTAAAAAAGGAAATGCTAACTATACTAGATGGCGAAGGGACTTAATACGCGAACTTGAAGAAATAAGAACAGTAAAAACTGTTTTTGAGAAGTTAAAAACTGATACACAGAAAGGCACAGTGTTCAGTACGTTAAAGCAATTCAGTAGGAGTTGATATGGCTTTCAAAGCTGGTACAATATATGGTGAAGCAAAACTAGACACCCATAAATGGACAGGTGGCATGAAAACTCTCATGCGATCTACTGGTCTTGCTATGGCCGCTATTGGTGCAGCAATTGTTGCTACTATGGTGAAGAGCATAAAAATTGCCAACGAGTTTCAAAAGGCAATGTCTAATGTTTCAACACTGATTGACACTACTGCAATATCAACTCAAGATTTAACAAAGCAATTATTGCGACTTGATCCTGCTCTTGGCAATACAACTGAATTAACAAAAGGTTTGTATCAAGCTTTTTCATCTGGTGCAACTTCTGCCTCAGATGCTATGGACTGCAGACGTCTATTTTACAACAATTAAACTTGGTAAAGTTACTGGTGAAGAGTTATCAAGTGCTATTGGTAAATCAATTCCATTGTTTGCGACAGTTGGTATTTCACTTGAAGAATTAACATCTGGCATGGCAGCTATGACAAAGCAAGGTATCAACGCTAATATAGCAACAACCCAATTAAATGCAATTGTTAATTCATTTATTAAGCCATCTGAAGCTATGACCCAAGCTTTGAAAGATCAAGGATACGAAAGTGGCTCAGCTCTTTTAAAAGCAGAAGGTTTAACTGGTGCTCTTGAGTTTTTGGACGAAGCAACACAAGGTAATGTTGAAACTCTTGGCAAGCTTGTACCAAACGTTCGTGGTATGAAAGGTGTTATGGCATTAACTGGTCAAGGTGCCGCAGAGTTCACTGCAATACTTGAACAGATGAATGAAGCTGCTGGTGCAACACAAGAGGCTTTTGACAAGCAAGAAAAAACTTTTGACACATTAAAAAACTCGATGGACAAAATCCTAACAGTTATTGGTAACATAGGAAAGTTTTTACTCGATAAAATTGTTGTTGGTTTAATTGTTGCTGGCAAAGCAATGCTTGACTTTATTATG